CTAGAGGTAGCTTAAGAAAAAGTGAATTAGAAAATCGTGTTCTTAAGATGAAGAATGAACTATATGATGGTACTTGGTCTTACAAGAATGGTGAATGGCATGATGGTGCTCACGAAATGTTGAACAAAGTTCTACACACACTAGAAGAATATCGTGAATAAAAGAAACTTACAAATTCTAATTCGGGATCTTGAGTTCCTACTCACAGAACTCAAGTCGGAAGTTTATTCTGATCCCGAATCTTACCTAGATAAAAGTAAGATTAAGAGTGTGAGTAATTACATTGACCAAAACGACGACGACGGAGACCCAGACTGACTATGAAAACCCCTGGATTTTTAACGGACACCCTTTTTTATCTGAGGACATTGACGATTATTTCGGTTTCGTCTATTGCATTACAAACCTTTGTAGTGGTAAAAGGTACATCGGAAGAAAATACTTCTGGCAACATCGAAAGCCTAGAGGTAAGTCTCGGAGAGTTAAAAGTGAAAGCGACTGGAAAAGATACTACGGCAGCAGTAAGGAACTTGCTGATGATGTCGCAACTCAGGGGAAAATATCGTTTAAAAGAGATATAATTAGCCTACATAAAAGCAAGGGACTCACAAACTTTGAAGAGACCCGACAACTTTTTCTCAATAATGTACTTACGGAGGCGATGTCAGATGGGACACCAGCATTTTACAATTCAAACATCCTTGGTAGGTACATGCGAAAGGACTATTTTAAAACTGGCACACAAAACCCTTGACCCCTGCTGATGGGTCTGCTATAATTCAGAGGTAGTCAAGGGAGTTCTCCGATGGACAACGAGTTCAATGACATTGAAGACGCAATGGTCGATCTTATGATTGATCAGTTGCACAAATGTGCTGAGCTTGAAATGGAGGAGGCAGACCTTGACACCGCCTGGGTCAGTAGCTCAGCGGATAGAGCAACTGCCTTCTAAGCAGTCGGTCGTAGGTTCGATTCCTACCTGACCCGTTGCCCTTTTAGGGCATTCGGTCCATTAAAGGTAAAGCATATGACTACAGCACAAAAGTTCTCGTCCGTCATTGACATTCTTTCCGATGCCGTTGACAGACAAGTGACACTTGACATCGAGTATCCCATCATTTATAATCAAGTTGTGAAATTTTATGAGGAGAAAGGTGTCGATTTCTATGGTGATGTAGATGAGGATTATGATATCCTCTTGACCAAACTTGAGCAGGACCTTTTTTATTATGAAACCTGATGTTCTTCTAGAACGTTATCCCTATCGTTATGTTCAGTCTGGGACGATCGAACTCAATGGTCGTCCTGACTATCGTATTCAAAAGTACGATGAATGGACAAAACGATACAAAGATATGTACCTCCTAGACAATGCAATTCAATTGGATTATGCTATGGAGGACTTTGAATACACGAAATGGTTAGACCCTGCTCGTGTCCCATGTTACATTCGAGATGTAGTTACCCAATGAACTCTTATCAAAAAGCAATCAAAGCACTTGAGGAATGCGTCAAAGACGCTATGGAAAATGATGTTGACAGCAATCTTCAAAGTGAGATCTGGCGTCATTATCAGGGTATGAAGTCAATTCGTAAGTCTGTTGAAAGCAGGTACAAAGTCAGTCCCACGAAAGAATTTCTTGTGAGTGACAATAACTATGATATTGATTACAATATCACTTTCAACGACTCCGATAGTATTTCAGTTGGTGCAGCACAACCAGTTGACACTTCCTTCTTCGGTGCAGGAAATGGCACAGATGTGATTACCTTTTCCTAGTCTTTCCCAATAGACTATAAACTAGATGGTTTTTCAACTGGATGACAGTTGTACATATGGTGACAAGGTTTCTTGCTTTCGATTCCTCAAAAGTAGGTGGTGGAGTCAATTTGACCCATTGATTAGGACCCCATAAGGGGTCCTTTTTTGTTGGATTTCAAATCTTAATATTTGAAAGTGCTTGACAAGTGTAAAGAAATGATATATAATATGTAAAGTTTCGTAACAAACTAATGACTCGCTCAGGCACAATTACCACAGAGGATGGTGGACGCACAAATATGTTTGCATCCGAACCTCGCATGTATGTTTCACAGACCGACGCTGAGCGTTATGGTTATGAAACCTATGCAGAACGTGCTGAGAAACTGAATGGTCGCACAGCGATGCTCGGTTTCGTAGCAGCAGTTCTTTCCTATGCTACTACTGGTAGTATCTTCTTCTTCGGTGCTTTTGGCATCTGATGATTCCTTCACTTCTATCACTTAATTTTTACAGAACAATGAACGAAAACGCAGAAAGATTCAACGGTTGGGCAGCTATGCTCGGCATCATTGCAGCATTCGGTGCATATGCAACTACAGGACAACTCATCCCAGGTCTTTGGTAATGAGTATTGAATGGGTTCAGACTATTATTTTTATCTTTACACCATTCTTCTTTATGCTACTCCTCGCTGACACAGATGAGGATGATGATGACAATGGTGGCGGTGGTATGCTGGTTCCAGCATATAACCCCACCTAATAATAAAAGTAACAATAAATACTAACTCCTCGCCAATTCCATCTATGGCACTCTTAGCAACAGCAGGTTTTTGCCTAGCAACATTTGCAGCAGCAGCATTTTTTACTCAGAGTGGTGACGAATAAATAAATTATATCGTCGTCGCATGACAACGGGGTAACTGGCACAATCCAGTTGACACCCCGTTTTTTATGTCGTATACTGGTGAGGTTCACATGAGACTTATGAATACAATTATGATTAGTGCCGCATTAGCAGCATCTACTACATTTGCTTTCTTCAGTCGCCCTGCTGCACCACCTACAACTAATGTTGTAGAGATTCCTGTGGTCGAAAAGACATGGAAATGTCCAGACTGCAGTACAAACGAGCAGTACGTCCTTGAACAACTTCAATCAAAAACTAAGGTCCGTGATCGTAACGCAATTGCAACGATTATGGGTAATATCCAACAGGAAAGCAAGTTCATTCCCAACATATGCGAGGGAGGGGCTCGAATTTCTTACGACGCTTGCCATAGTGGAGGTTATGGTCTTATTCAATGGACCTCAATAGGTCGCTACAATAACCTCGGTAAGTTTTGTGAGAGGTATGATTGTGATCCTAGTTCCTTAGAGGGTCAGACTGCATACATGCTTAATGAAAGCACATTCCAACGTTACCTTCCTGAATTTGAAGGTCGTGGACGAACTATCCATCAATACATGGTGCCCGCCTACTACTGGTTAGGTTGGGGTATCAAAGGTGCTCGCGAAATCTATGCACACGAGTACCATTCCAAATTAATTTGGGCATAAATACTCAAATTTTAGTCTTGACGGGAAAACCGAACCCTGATATACTAAATAGGTAAACAAATGTAAAGCAAGTCGCATTCCATTTATACTACTCCCCGTAAACCGAGACCTCTAGGGAGTCAAAATTACGTCTCTCATACCTTGTCTAAGGGTGGCAAGGAATAGTAACTCCACCATTTCCCTGATGGTCTTACTTATTTTTTATTCAAATGTCTAGTTCAACTCTGTCACGCGGAAGCGTGTCTAACTGGGAATCCTTTTGCGATTGGGTTACCAGCACTAACAACCGCCTCTATGTCGGTTGGTTCGGCGTCCTGATGATCCCTACGCTGCTTGCAGCAACTATCTGTTTCATCATCGCCTTCGTCGGTGCTCCTCCTGTGGACATCGATGGTATTCGTGAACCCGTTGCTGGTTCGCTCATGTATGGCAACAACATCATCTCTGGTGCTGTTGTTCCTAGTTCCAATGCAATTGGTCTTCACTTTTATCCCATCTGGGAAGCAGCAACTCTTGATGAGTGGTTGTATAATGGTGGTCCTTTCCAACTCGTAGTCTTCCACTTCCTGATCGGCATCTATGCCTATATGGGACGTGAGTGGGAACTCTCCTACCGCTTGGGTATGCGTCCTTGGATCTGTGTTGCTTACTCTGCGCCTGTCGCAGCAGCATCTGCAGTCTTCCTGGTCTATCCTTTTGGTCAAGGTTCTTTCTCTGATGCGATGCCTCTGGGTATCAGTGGTACTTTCAACTACATGCTTGTCTTCCAAGCAGAGCACAACATTCTGATGCACCCCTTCCATATGCTCGGCGTTGCTGGCGTATTCGGTGGATCTCTGTTCAGTGCAATGCATGGTTCTCTGGTTACTTCTTCACTGGTTCGTGAAACCACTGAAACTGAGTCCCAGAACTATGGTTACAAGTTCGGTCAAGAAGAAGAAACGTATAACATCGTTGCTGCACACGGATACTTTGGTCGTCTGATCTTCCAGTATGCATCGTTCAACAACTCCCGTTCACTGCACTTCTTCCTTGCTGCATGGCCTGTCGTTGGTATCTGGTTCACTGCACTTGGTGTTAGCACCATGGCATTCAACCTGAATGGTTTCAACTTCAACCAGTCTATCCTTGATAATTCTGGTAAGGTTCTGCCTACTTGGGCAGACGTTCTCAACCGCGCTGGTTTGGGTATGGAAGTTATGCATGAGCGTAACGCACACAACTTCCCTCTCGACCTTGCTGCTGCCGAGTCCACACCCGTGGCACTGACGGCACCCGCTATCGGTTGATACTTCTGATGGTATAATTAGTAGGACCCTTCGGGGTCCTATTTTTTTCTCTTACATATTAAGTTTCATGTCCTACACCGTTACTTTCAAAACCTCAGAAGGCGAATTCACTTTCCCCTGCGAGAGTGATCAATATGTCCTTGACGCTGCTGATGAAGCGGGTGTTGATGGACCCTACTCCTGTCGTGCTGGTGCTTGCTCTACATGCGCTGGTAAGATTGAGAGTGGTACTGTAGACCAATCGGATCAATCTTTTCTGGATGATGACCAACTCGAATCAGGATTTGTCTTGACCTGTGTTGCTTATCCCACTTCTGACGTAACTATTCTTGCTGAGCAAGAAGAGTCTCTTTACTAAAAAACTTCTTTATTATGTCTCACGATTTGCTAGAACTG